TGGCCAAGGTGCAGAAGCAACTGTTGTAATTAATAGTTCTTCAAAAGTGGAATCAGTTACTGTTTCTAAGGGTGGATCTAATTATAGTTTTGGAACATTGGATTTAGCAGAAGGGGGAGTTCCTACAGGTACAAGTGCAGCTGCATTCAATGTTATCATTCCTCCTCAAGGTGGACATGGTGCTGACATTTATAGAGAACTCGGAGCAAAAAATGCTCTTGTTTATGCTCGTATTGAAAATGATGCAGAGAACCCAGATTTCATAACAGGGCAAGAATTTGCTCGTGTGGGAATTGTTCAAAATCCAGAAGCATATAATTCTACTGAAAATTTAGAATTAGATAAAGCAAGTGCTGTATATGCTTTAAGATTGACTGGTGCTGGTGCTAGTACTGCTACATTTACTGCAGATGATTTTATTACTCAAACTATAGGGGTTGGATCAACTGCTGTAGGAAGAGTTATTTCTTATGATCAAACAACTGCTGTTCTGAAGTATTGGCAGGACAGATCTACTGCTGGTTTTAATACTAATGGTAGTGCAAATACGGATCCTACTTATGGATTCCAAATGGACAGATTTACTGCGAATATTAAATCTGGTGGTTCATTTAATATTGTTGGAGGATCTGAAACTCTAGCAATTAATACATCATTCACAGGTCTCTCTACTGTAATAAATAGTAGGACTTATTATCTTGGTCAGTCATTTACCGCAGGTGTGGCTAATCCAGAAGTTAAAAAATATTCTGGTGATATTATATACGTTGATAATAGACCGTCGATCACTAGATCAACAAACCAAAAAGAAGATATCAAAGTCATTTTGCAATTCTAAAGAATTATGTCTCAGGAAACCAATCTAAACGTCGCACCTTACTTTGACGATTTTAATGCAAGTAATGACTATTATAGTGTACTGTTTAAGCCTGGATATCCAGTTCAGGCAAGGGAATTAAATAATTTACAATCAATCTTACAAAATCAGATTGAAACATTTGGGCAGCACTTTTTTAAAGAAGGTGCTAAAGTCGTACCAGGTAATACTTACTATAATAAACAATATAACGGTATACAATTAGAATCAAGTTTTTTAGGAATTCCTATATCTAATTACTTGGGACAATTAGTTGGATCTAAAATTACTGGATTGACATCAGGTGTTACAGCAACTGCCACTAAATGTGTTCTGGGAAAAGATTCTGAAAATGGCAATCCAACTCTTTATATAAGTTATTTGGGATCAGACACTACAGATAATCTTCAAGGAATTTTTGCAGATAATGAATTATTAACATCTAGTATAGATATAATTTCTGGTGGAACTACCATTGCGGCTGGAGAACCATTTGGTTCTACATTAGTTACAAATGCAAATATAACTGGATCTGCTTTTACTATAAAGAGTGGAATTTATTTTGCAAAGGGAAGATTTGTAGAAGTATCCGATCAAAATATTCTTTTAGATCCACTTGGCACAACTCCAAATTATAGGATTGGTCTCTTTATTAATGAGACTATAATTAATGCTGATATGAATCCTGCTTTGAATGATAATTCAAGAGGATTTAATAACTATTCTGCACCTGGTGCGGATAGACTTAGAATTACCACTTCTCTAATTAAAAAAGATTTAGATGATTTTGATGATAATAATTTTGTTCAATTAGCAACTGTTGAAAATGGAGTTTTAAAAAATCAAACCACTACAACTGATTATAATATCCTCCAAGATGAGTTAGCTAGAAGAACATATGCAGAATCAGGTGACTACTATGTAAAACCTTTTGGTGTTGGGGTAAAGGAATCTTTAAATAATTATCAAGGGAATAATGGCGTATTTAATGCTGATCAATTAACATATGAAGGATTGATTCCTTCTGATGATCTAGGACTTTATCAAATTTCTCCTGGTAGAGCATTTGTAAAAGGATATGATGTAGAGACCATTAGTTCTACATATCTTGATTTTGAGAAACCAAGAACAACTGCAAGTTTAGAAGATCAGGGAATTAACTATAATACTGGTGCAACTTTAAAATTAAATAATGCATATGGAAGTCCTCAGATAGGTATTGGTAATACTTATGTTTTAAGTCTGAGAGATGAGCGAGTAGGAACTGCTGCTACCCTTCCTGCTGGTAAAGAAATTGGATTAGCAAGAGTATATGATTTTGATTTAGAGTCTGGATCTTATGATAGGAGCAATCAAAATGTTAATGAATGGGATCTTACTCTTTATGATATTCAAACAGTCACAGAGATTACTTTAAATGAGTCTATTACATTAACTGTTCCAAGTCATATTAAAGGAAAGTATAGTGGAGCAACTGCATTCATCAAATCACCTGTTGCAGCTGGTGTTGCTGTTACAGTATATGATGTAAAAGGAGACTTTATCAAGAATGAAAACTTTATTATAGATGGAGTAGAAAATACAAGAGTTGCTGTTGCAGTAACTAATTACGGTATTTCCGATATAAGATCCGTTTTTGGTAATACAAACGGGCCAGACATGAATACAGTGGGTGCTGCACAGACATTCTCTGCAGATACTATCCAAACTCCAATCATCTCAGTTGGTGTTGCTACCATCACTGCTTTTAATACCACAATGCCTACGGGTATTAGTACAATCAGAAGCACCAGTCCAAATTTCCCAGGCCAAATAAAAATAGGAAATTTAGTTAGATATAGTGGTACTAATAGTTCTGATCCAGTTCTTGCTTCTGTTGTAAGTGTTGGAGCAAGTCATGTTAACATCACTGGTGTTACTACCGTGACTGGAGTAGCAGCAGGACAATTACCTTCTTCATTGCTTCAAGTTTCTGATCTTGCAGTTGTAGGAGCAGATCTTCAAAAGGCACGAGACGTATCTTTCTACACTCAACTTCCTAAAAATAATATTTCTAATGTTGATCTAACAGATGCATCATTGGTTATTAGAAAGACTCAAAATGTAAACATTACAGGAGGTCAACTTGCCACTGCTCTTGATGCAGGTGCTAATGAAACATTTTTACCATTTACTGTAGAAAGATATTTCTTACAGAGAAGTGATGGAACTACCGAAGTTCTAACAAGTGATAAAGTACAGATTAATGCAGCATCTACTCAACTCCAAATTTATGGTTTAGGTGGGGATGATGATGCAGTTCTTGTTACTACCCTCAAAAAACTTAAGCCTAAGTCCAAAGTCAAAATAAGAAACAGAGTTAATACTCTATTGGTTGATAAATCTACGAATGAAGCATCAGGGATTACTACTTTGACTGCTAATGATGGATTAACATATGGTAATTATCCTTATGGTACAAGAGTTCAAGATGAAGAGATATCTTTGAATGTTCCTGATGCCATAACAATACATGCAGTTTATGAATCTGCATCAACTTCTGATCCATCTGCCCCAACTTTAACTTTAGATTCACTTACAGGCCCTACTGGAAAGACAGCTGACCTTGTAATAGGCGAAAAAGTTACAGGAACAACGAGCAATGCGTGTGGATATGTGGCAGAATCTGTAACTAATTCCCAAATTACCTTTATTCCTCAAAATGAGATTAATTTTAAAGAAGGAGAAACAGTTTTATTTGAGGAATCTAAAATTGAAGGTGTAATAACCACTGTAGATGCATCTAGTTTTGATATTACGTCTAGTTTTGACGGTGAAAACGGTCAAAAAGAAGATTTTTATAATTATTCTATCATTAGAAGAAAATCTGATGCAAAAGCACCTAATAAAAAGATAAAAATTTACTTCTCAAACGGTTATTATCAATCTACTGATGATGGAGATGTAACAACAGTAGATTCTTATTCTACTTTTAATTACTCAACTGAGATTCAATCAGTAAATGGTATTAGAAATACCGATTTAATTGATATTAGACCAAGAGTTTCTGATTATACAGTTGCTGAAGGTTCACGATCTCCTCTAGAATTTCATGGAAGAACATTTAATGCATCAGGAAACTCTGCTGCAAATATTTTAGCATCAGATGAAACCATAGTAAGTGATTTTTCATGGTATCTTGGAAGGATTGATTCAATTTATTTAACTAAAGATGGTCAATTCCAAGTCAGAACAGGAGTTCCTTCTGAACAACCTGAGGAACCAAGTACAGTTGATGATGCATTAAAAATTGCTGTTGCATCTTTACCTGCATATCTCTACAAAACATCTGATGTTTCCTTGAATTTCTTCCAATACAAGAGATATACAATGTCGGATATCGGCCGACTTGAGAATAGAATTAAAAATCTTGAATACTATACCACTCTTTCCCTCTTAGAAGCAGATACTGCTAGTCTATTCCTTCCTGACCAAAATGGAATCAACAGATTTAAGTCGGGATTCTTTGTTGATAACTTTACTTCTTTCCTTGCACAGTCAAATCTTGTTGAATATAAGAATAGTATTGATATCAAACTCAATGAGTTAAGACCAAAACACTATACTACTTCAGTAGACCTGATGATGGGCCCTGTTGAGAATGTGCAAGCAAATGCAGATTTAGCTTTTGCTGCTCCTCAAGGAACAAATATCAAAAAAACAGGAGATATTGTTAGTCTAAGTTATAATGAAGTAGAATATTTACAACAAGTAAATGCAACCCGAACTGAAAGTGTAACACCTTTTATTATATCTTTTTGGGGAGGAACTATAGATCTTACTCCTGCATCTGATAACTGGGTTGATACTGAAAGACTTGAAGCAAATATCATAAATGTTGAAGGAAATTTCACTCAATCGGTTCAAGATTTAACAGATATGTTTGGAGGAGATCCTCAAAGTGGATTTGGTTCTGTTGTATGGAATTCTTGGGAAGAAATTTGGGCTGGAGTAAATCAAGATCCTCGTCCTGCAAATATTCAAACTCGAACCCAGTGGCAAGGAAATCAACTTTGGAGAACTACCTTTAGTGTTACCGATCAGATTCGCACAGGAACTAGAAGGATTGTTACAGAACAATTTGATCAACAATCACAAGGAGATAGGCTTGTAAGTAGAGATTTGATTTCCTTCATGAGATCAAGGAATGTTCAGTTTGTAGGATCAAGAGTTAAACCTTCTACAAGACATTATGCTTTCTTAGATGGAAGAGATGTAACTTCATATTGTGTTCCTAAATTATTGGAAATCGCAATGATTTCTGGAACCTTCCAAGTTGGAGAAACTGTTAGAGGAACGACTAGGCCAACAGGTGTATTACCTATTACAAATGATGATGCTAGACCCTCTATCAGATTTAGAGTTGCTCAATCTAATCATCAAGAAGGTCCATATAACGCACCTACCAAAACTTATGGTACAAGTCCCTATGGATCTAATCTAGTTCCAAGTAGTTATTCAACAACTTCCACGACGTTGAATATAGACACCTTCTCATTAGCAAATGAACCTCAGGGTACTTATTGGGGATGGGTGGAGCAAGATATGATATTAGTTGGTGAAAATAGTGGAGCAATGGCAACTATTTCTAATGTTCGATTAATATCTGATCTTGGATCAAGTATATTGGGAAGTCTCTTTATTCCTAATCCAAATATTTCTAATAATCCAAGATTTGAAACAGGAAGTAAAACACTCTCTTTAATTAATAATGCATCTAATGATAGAAATGCGGCTACAAGTATTTCTGATCAAACTTTCTCATCTACAGGTATTTTAGAAACAGTTCAAGAAGATATTGTTTCGGTGAGAAATGCTAATGTTTCAGTTGAGCAAATTACTGATACTAGAACTCAAACAACTGAAATTAATAGAACTCTCATTGCAACTGGAAGAGATCCTCTAGCACAATCATTCCTTGTTGAGGAATCCACAGGTGTTTTCGTAACAAGTTGTGAAGTATTCTTTGCGACGGTAGATGAGAATGAGTTACCTGTTACGTTCCAATTAAGAACAATGCAAAATGGATTACCTACTACAAAGGTAATTCCATTCTCTGAAGTTAATATATCTCCATCTGATATAACAATTTCCAATGATGGATCTATTGGTACAACATTTACCTTTAAGGCTCCTGTTTATTTGGAAGGAGGTATTGAATATTGCATGGTTCTTCTTTCAGACTCTGCTCAATACTCTGTCTTTATTTCAAGAGTGGGTGAGGTTGACTTATTAACACAAACATTTGTATCTCAACAACCAACTTTAGGATCTTTATTTAAGTCACAGAATGCTTCTACATGGGAACCAAGTCAGTGGGAAGATCTTAAGTATAGCCTTTATAGAGCAGATTTTGCAACAACAGGATCTATAGAATTTTATAATCCTGCATTATCAGTTGGTAATAAGCAAATTGCTCATCTACTATCAGATCCACTACAGTTAACAGGAAGAAAGATTAAGGTTGGAATTGGATCTACCTTAAATGATACGGATCTTACTGTGGGAAATACTGTTCTTCAGCATGGAAGTAATGCAACAGGTACTTATGTTGGTAATGCAGGTATTGCAACAGGAACTTTAAATATTATTAATGCAGGTATTGGATATACACCAATATCAGGCACTTATCAATTTAATGAAGTTCCTCTAACAAATGTCACGGCTGCTGGAAATGATGCGGTAGCAGACATAACAATATCGAATGGTGTAGCAGTTGCTGCAACTATCTCTTCCTTTATTGTGGGTTCTGGTGGTACAGGATATGTTCCAGGTGATGTTTTAGGTATAGGAACAATTGGTAATAACTCTTTGGGATTAAATGCTCGATTGTCTGTTGTTTCAATTGCAAATACTTCTCAGTTAATTCTTGATAATGTCCAAGGTGACTTTATCACAGGAACAGGAAATACCGTTAGGTATATTAATAACACAGGTCTTACAACTGATCTGAATGGTGCAAATAACGTTGGTGGAAATGTAACAATCTCTGATATTGAAACTGTTAACACTGGATTGAATATTGTTGTTAATCATAAGAATCATGGTATGTACTTCACTGATAACTATGTGACTGTTTCTAAGGCACAAAGTGATATCATTCCAACAAAATTAGTTAATGATTTAGCAGTTTCTGAAACTGGAGATATAACAGTTGATAGTTCTA